TACCAGCTTTTGATTTCCGCAGGTCTCGAAGTCGCGCGACTGATTGCGCAGGTCTCTTTCGCTCATGATTTCACCTCTGTATCAAGCTCCCAAGCCAAACTTCGCAGCCCTCGCTCGATGCTCTTCGAGCCAGGCGTCGGCCAGCTTATTCGCGCCGGCGACGCCGTGCTTCGTGATCGAGTAGTGAGAGCCGCGCTTCTTCCCGCCGATTTTCCCATAGACTTCGATCACCTCGGCGTGATACGGCTCGCCGCCGCCGCCTGGGTGAATTCGTTTCCACGCGCGCCGCTTGCCCCCTCGCACTTGTTTCGCCATAGCCCCCCCCAGAGCTGAGTTAATCCTGCCAGTCGATGCCTTCTTCGACGAGCAGCAGCCGCTGAATCTCGTCGACCAGGCCGCTCTCGAGTTCGTCTTTCTCGGCACGGGTCAGATCGGCACCAGCGCGAAAGGCTCGCGACTTCATCGTGCGCTCGACTTCTTCGACGAGTAGCAGCACGGCGTGCCTGATCAGCAGCGAGGTGCCAGGCCCGACTTGAGCGTCAGCCATCGGTCGCGATCTCTGCGACGAATTCTTCGGCCTGCTTCAGCCAGAAGTCGACGGCCTGGCGAATGACGCTCGCGCTCATGACGACCTCGGCGAAGTTGCCGGCCGGATCGTCGCAAATTCTCCGCAGACTTCCGACCGCGTGCTCGAGAAGCATCAGCAGATCACTAGGCGACGCGGTGATCGGCGGCGGCGGCGCCTCATTCTCGAGATCTGCGAGGCTCTCGAAAAAGGCCTTCACCTGCTCGCGCGTGCTGCTTTTAATCTGCATCAGGCGGCCCCGAACTTCTCGAGCTGCTCGGTGATCTGGCAGGCCACGCTGCAGAGATCATCGAGCACGGTCTTCATGTCGTCGAGAGTGTTCTGATACTCAGCGCGCGCAGTGTCGCCATTCTCGCCGCGAGCAAATCCTCGAATCGTGCTGGCAATAGTCTCGATTTGGTGGGTGACATGCACGATCTGCGTCTCGACGAGCGCTCCGACCAGGTCGAGCTGATCAGCGTTCACGCTGGCCTCGGCGAGGGCTTCGCACGCGCTCGCCTTAGACTGCAGCCGGTCGATCATCTTAGGGCCCGGCTTGACTCGATCACTCTGCCGCTCTTCGCTTTCTTGCTCTGACATCGTGTCACCTCGAAGGCGCCGAAGCGCCGGAAGGCCTCAGGGTATCATGCTGCGGCTGCCCTGGGGCAGTTTTTTCAGCTGCCCGTTATTCGGCGAAGTCGTCGAGGCCGTCGTGCCGGTCGATCGTCTCGACCTTTCGCACCTGGTCGCGATCGAAAGCGACCAGGTCGGCCTCGAGGGCCAGCCGATCGAAGTCGGTCGAGTGCGGTGCGACCTGCGCGGCGCGCGAGACCAGCCTCGAGTGAGTGAGCTGCTCGAGGTGCTCGTCGAAGTCGGCGGCCTCGATGTCGGCGGCGGTCTGAAACTTGCGCACTAGATGCACCCGCCGGTCGCGATGATCAGGAGCCAGAGCGCGCCGCCTACGAACGCCGAAAAACCGAAGAAAATTCGAATCGTCATTTCATCCCCCTACCGTTTGTCTCGCTGTCATGCACTCCTTATCGGCTGGTGAGTGCCAGGCCTTGAGCGAAAAGTGACGCTGCAGGAAAAGAGATCGTCGAAAGTTGCGCCGAGATGCGCATCTAATACGCAGCTTAGGGCGTGGCCACCCCTCGAGAGAGGCCTTCATCTATTACGGGTCGAAGCTCGCTCGATCCGAAAATGGGCAGATTCGGGAATAATTCGAGGAATAATTATCGACGAAAAGCCGATAATTATCGACGATTTAGGCCGATCTGGCTCGAGCGGCTGGGCGAGGAATGGGCAGAATAGGGCGAATTCGATCGGCAGAATGATCGGCAGAATGATCGGCAGAGCGCGCCCCCTCGTGAACGGTCGAAGGGGCGCGCTCGCTGGTGGGCAGGCCCTGGGAGTCGGGCCCGCCGGTTAGCCCTGAGCGGCCTGAATCGCGGCGACCAGCGCCTGCTCTTCAGGGTCGAGATCTGCGATCGCCGCCTCGAGAGCTGCCACGTCTTCAGGAAGCTCGAGCCGGTCATTCGCGGGTCGCTTTTTGTCGGTCATGCTCACCTTATCGGCACGGCAGGGGCCCAGCTTGAGGGCTTTTAATCACAATGCAGATTCGCAGAAATCGAATCCAATTTGATCTGCAACGCTCGCGAGATTCTTGATCGAATGCTCCCAGTAGGCACGCTTCAATTCGATCCCGACGAATCGCCTCTCGGCCTTCAGCGCCTCGAATCCCTCGCTGCCGATCCCCATGAACGGAGAGAGCACGGTCTCCCCAGGATTTGACCACATGACGACGGCGCGCTGTATTACGTCGAGCTGTAGCGGGCATAGATGGCGCTCGTCGCCAGCTTGCCGGGCTGCCTTTGCGTTCAACACGTTGCCCTGCCTCACCGTATTCCATACCGGCGACGCCCACTCCTGCCATTGATCGAGCGGAAAAGACTCGACGGTGTGAGTGATCGGGACGGCGTTCTCTCCGGGCTTCACGAACGTCATCAGGTAGTCTGGCATTCCGCCACGGCTCTTGATGCTGTCCTTTTTGAGCTGCTTGTAGAGAAGCCCGACGTGCTTCGTGCGCGTCATCTCGACGACGGGACATTTCCAGATCGTTCGCCGAGAGTGAAGAATCCACCCCGCGCGCTCGTGAATGGCAATGATCTGTCCGCTGAAGTCTTTAATCCCCACCGCACCGTCGCGCCATTTCGTAAGCGGCAAGTCTGAGCAGTGGACTGCGGTGATCCGTCCCTGCTTTGTCAGTCGGAACTTCTCGTCGACGATGAATTGATACTGCTCGCCGAACTCCTCGTCGGTAGCGCAGTTTCCCATGTCGGCTGCGCTATCGGAGTAGACGAAGAGGTTTCCAAAGGGAGGGGAGTAGATCGAAAAGTCGATGCACTCGTCCGGGAGCTGGCGGCAGACCTCCACGCAGTCCCCTAGATAGGCCGTCCATCCTTCTCCATGAGACTCATCGACGCACTCGACGGTCACAGGCTGCTCCTCTTGGAGAAGTCGTTGCTGTACTCGTCATCGTCCAATAATTCAGAAGCCTGCGCGAACAGTCGCAGCGACACCGCCGATACCTGACGCGCCTCCTGCGCGATGTCGTGGCGGTTGTTCTTATTGATCGCGTCGAGCAGTTCTGCGACCTCCTCGGCGAGCACTCCGTATGCTTCGTGAGTCGACGTGAAGGGGCCGTAGATACTTGCGGCGCTATCGGCTTCGCTAACCACTTCTGCTACCGCCCTCGTGTTTACATCCATGATGGCAATCTCCCTCGGTGTTCGGCTTTATATGGCAGGCGAGAACCGGCCGTCGACTTCATCGCCCGTAACATTGACTCGCGCATTTGCGCCTTCATCCCGTCGTGATCACTAGCCTTGCGATCGATCACTCTGCCGATCGTCTCTTCGCCTGCAGCGACGATGACGTGACACTCCACCGCGCGCATCTGGCCGAAGCGCCAGAGCCTGCGGATCGCCTGATACCACTTCTCGTAGGAGAACGAGCGCCCGACAAAGATCGTGTTAGCGCAGTGCTGCCAGTTCAGCCCGAATCCGCAGACGCTCGGCTTTGTGATGAGAATCCTGACGCCACCGTCGAGAAACGCCTCCAGCGTGGACTCCTTGCGGTCTACAGGATGCGAGCCGCGAACTTCGGCGACCCCGTCGAGATCGCCGAGTGATTTCAATAGCGCGTTCGCCTCGTAATCAGTATCGCACCACACCACCCACGGACCTCTGGGATGGTCAGCGATGATCTCGAGGGCGCAATCCGCACGCGCTGCCGAAGTCTGCCTTTTTACGTGGTGCATGTCAGTTGCCGAGACCTGAACCTGCGCGAATAGTGAGCCGGGCGCAGCCGAGATCTGAGACTCTACGCCGTGGTGATAGGTATTAAGCGGAGGCAATTCGAACCCTTCATCGGAGTCCCCGAGGTCCGAGGGCATCGAAGCCATTCGGCACCACGATCCCATCCAATCCCAGAATTCATTGACGCCGTGACGCTTGAGCCTCCAGTGCTGCGATGCAGTTGAGGAGTCATTGATAAAGAATCGCGAGAGCATCTCATTTGATGCCATAATCCCGCAGAACGATGAATGCTGCCCGAGTTCCATGTGATCGTTCGGGGCCGGCGTCGCGGTTGACGAGAGCCTGAACCGGGTATGAGAAAACGCATCGATTAGCGCCCTCGACGTCTTGCCAGCAAAATTCTTCAAGATAGAAGACTCGTCGAGAACCACTGCGCCATAAGATCGCGGATCGAGCTTATGCAGCCGATCGTAGTTGCAAATGTTGATCCCGTCGGCTGATTCATCCTCGCTTCGGATCACCCTGCACTCGTAATTCCATCTCTCGCCTTCGCGGCGGATCTGGTTCGCAACGGCAAGCGGCGTCAAGATCAGGCTGCGACCGTTAGTCGCCTCTCCTGCGTGTCGACACCATTCAAGCTCGCATGCTGTCTTGCCGAGACCGGTATCGAGAAACAATCCACCACTTCCGAGGCCGAGCAGAAACTCGACGCAATGAGACTGGAAGGGAAATAGGTGACTCGCCAGGGACTCTCCTGAAACTTCAATCCCGCGTCGATCGACTCGAAACGCCTTTCTAGCGATCAGCTCCATATAGTCATTGATGTCGCTCATCGATTCCTACTCCTCATCTTCAGCAGCGCTTGCTTAGCGGCCGATCCGGCCTTTAGCTTGAGCCCTTTTCCCGTCGCAGCTTCAGGCCTCGGGGTCGCGCGCCGGCAGAAACCGGGCGCAGTGGCAGAGTCTTTCTGAATCGTCGGCGTCGCAGCCGAACGAGCACGCATACCAGTGGCCTGGGTGACCTTCCGGTCGCTCGGTGTGCAGGCTCTTCGGGTGGCAGCACTTGCAGAGCGTCTCTGGCGGGCAGTCGGTCGGATCATTCCAGGTCATCGTTTCCTCAGATTCAGGCGTCTGCGCAGCCGGTGCACTTTGTCGCGGGCCCGCTGCTGAGCGGCCTCGAAGCTGGCGTCGCCGATCAGCCGGCGCCCGCAGGTCTCGCAGACGCCGATCGCCTCGCCAGCCTGGCCGGCCAGGTCGCGGTAAATCTCGCGGCAGACCGAGCAGCGGAAGGTCACTCTGCGGCCCTGATGTCGACGACCTGGTCGAAGGCGATCACCTCAGGCTGCGAGTGCATGCCGTCCAGGTGAATCTCGTCGGCATCGGGCTCGAAGCTCTGCAGTTCGCCGACGAAGCCCTTCGCGAGGTAGGGCGTCTCGAGCACCAGCACGCGCACCAGGCGGCCCCTCAGGTTCAGCGCGCGCCGGCGGTGCTGCTTCTCGAGCAGCTTCAGCGTCTCGCGGTCGAGTTGTTCGTGCATGGTTTCCCCCCTTTTCTTGGGCCCGTCATAACCTCAGGCCCGTGACTCTTCGCGCAGCTCAGCGGCTCGGGCTAGCTGGGTCTCGCGGTCGAGAGTCTCGATCTTATCCTGCACCCGTCGCGCCAGCTTGAGCCGGGCCCGCATTTCGGCCTGCAGCTCGCCCTCGGTCTCGTCAACCCAGCGCTCGAGAGCCCCGATCAGGCTCGCGAATTCGTGCAGCGCGTCGTGCTCGATTCGTCGCCGGCGCACCTTCCGACGGGCTCTCGCCTCAGCAGCCTGCCGGTCGCGCTCGAGCACCCGCACCAGGTCGGGGCGCTGGTCGGGGTATGCGAGGATCTCTTCGCGTTTCCGGTGCCATTCTTCGCGCACCTCGATCGCTTCGCCGTGAGCACCAGGCAGCAGAGGCCTGATCGCCTGATCGGGCCCGTGCGCGTTGCTTTTGAATTTCGAGCGGTGACATCGGCCGCAGTTCGCCCAGCCCTTCGGGCATTTTCTCATTCGAGGCCCTCGCGTTCGACGGCCCGATTCGCCAGCTCGACCGTGCCGAGGCGCAGACCCATGCAGGTGATCATGCGCTGGCCGAAATCGGCGTCTTCGACCCAGCGCCGCAGGTCGGCCTCGACTTCGCGAAGCTCGCGCAGGGTGTCGGCCAGCACGGCAGCGCGGCGCCGCGCCTGGTCGCGCAACTGGTCGCGCATCGCTTGCTTAGAGTCTTCCAGTTTCCTGATCATGAGTTCCCCCAGCCTTCGTCTTCGATTTCCTACCTGATCGGCAGACCAGCCCGAAACTGAAGGGTTTTCACCCTGGCGCCTCGAAATAGCAGGTGCAGCCCCCGTGCCTCGGCGGCAGCGCGCCGTCGTGCTCGATCACCAGCCCAGCGAATTCTCGGCAGTCGCAGGGCCCAGTCACGCAAGACCCAGCGACGACGAAGCGCCAGCCGACCACCGCACCTCCGTCGAAGTCATAGGGCAGCCTCGTCGGTCTGCCTGGCCTCGGCGATCTCGAGACCGCCCGCCAGATCAGAGCGAAACCCACCAGCAGCAGCAGCACGCAGATCGAGGCGAGGCACTCGGCGCCGCTCATTCTGGCCTCTGCCCGATGCCCAGCTCAGCCTGCAGCGCGAGCAGCTTCTGGGCCAGCTGAACGGTCGCCCGCGCGTCTGCGAGAGCGTCGTGAGACTGGCCTGGGTCGATGTCGAAGAATGCGCAGAGCGTCGGAAGCTTGTGATTCTCGGGCCTGCTCGAGTGCCGGCCGCAGCCGAAGACCCAGTCGGCCAGACGCAGCGTATCGAGCGGCCGCCAGTGGCAGAAAGGCGGGAAATCAGCGCCCCAGAGGCGCACCAGTCGCGGCATGTCGAAGCTCGCGACGTTATGGCCGCCGAGCTTCGCGAGCGAGTAGGGTCGGCCTGGCTTGCCCCCCTTCGGCTTCCCGATCAGCTGCAGCGTCTGGTGCCGCTTGAAGAAGGCCTCGAGATCCTGGCGCACCTGCGCCGCTGGGATCGCTTCACGGGCCCAGACCTCGGGGTCGTATGAGTTCAACTCGAGCGCCTTCGGCTCGCAGATCACGTGGTCGAATTTCACTTTTCGCTCGATCGTCTCGACCTCTGGCCAGCCCTCGAGTGCGACGTCGACGGTGATCGCGGCGACCTGAATCGTCGGGTGCGATCGCTTGAAGCCCCCAGTCTCGAGATCGAAGATCGTCAGCTCGTCTCGCGGTGCCGGTCTCGTTTCAGGCATCGTCGTCACCCTCGGCTGCTTCATCTGGGTTGAAATTCTCGAGCGCTGCAGCTCCGGCAGCGGTTGCGGCGACGCTCAGTTCGCACTGATCACTCGCAACCCCTTCGGAGAGCTTGGCGGCGAAGCACCTGAGCGCAGCTCTCAGCGGTTCGAGGTGATCGCCCCAGCTCAGGCCGATCACGCTATCGGCGCCAAGCACTCGAGGCCAGCGCCTCGCAGCGGCGACGATCATCACGGCCGCCGCGACCAGCTCGGCAACCGTTTCGCCGTCCCCTAGCACCTTCAGCGCGCAGTCGTGCTGCGCCTGGTCGGTCGCCTGGGGCTCGGGCTCGCCTCGGCTGATGCGCGCGATCGCCTCGCCCAGGTCGTCGAGCGAATTCGTCGGCGAGATCGAGCGCATTACGTCGATGCCGCCATCGCTCTCGATCATGACCAGCAGCACGCCGCCGACCGCATAGCCTCGCATCGTCTGCCGCGGCTTGCCGTCTTCCCAGCCGACCGAGTCGTCGGCTTCCCAAATGCAGCGACCATTCGCGTTGAGTAACAAGCTGAGCACTCCCCCCAGGCGCTTTCTGCGCCCCTGGTCTCGGTCTTCCTCGCTGCCCCTTTTGATCAGTTCGCGGTCGGGTCTCTCTGCCTTCAAGCTCACGGTTTCACCTCGTCGTCGTTCGGGTTAAGTGTCTCGCGCACGAAGCGCCTGGCGGCCTTGTAGCTGCAGCCTTCCGGGCTCGAGTCGAGTGCGGTGCCGAGCAGATTCTTGCCGAGCAGCTCGTCGATCACGCCGGCGAGCAGCAGCGCGCGCCGGTAGCCCGCAGCGCCCTGCTGGCCCCAGCGCCCGATCAGATTTCGAATCTGCTCTTCGGCGGCGATCTGGCAGTCGCCGGCGAGGTAACGGTGCCGGCTGATCGGATGGCTGACCCAGCCTCGGCCTTCGGGCGTTCGCCCCCTCAGCCAGTAAGTGACCCAGCGGTCGGGCCAGCTCTCGAATGCCGTGCACTCGAAGTGCAGCGGCGCAGCGAGGTGCCAGCCGTCGTCGCGCTCGAAGATCACGTCGATCGCCGGCGGGTCAGCGTCGACTGGCCTCGTCGCGGTGCCCTCGAGATCGCGAATCACCAGATCGACAAAGGGTAGAGTTTTCATGAATCCTGCAGTGCGAGAGCCAGAGCTTCTCTGCTTCGAGCCGTTCTGCGGCTGAGTGTCTGACGTCATTTCGGTGCCCCCTTCGTTCTGGGTTATCCCAGCTCGCGCAGCCGGCGAGCAGGGTGATCAGTGCGAGAATCGTGAGTGTTTTCTTCACAGTTCGCCCTCGAAAAGGTGAGTCGCGACCTCGAGCCCCAGCTCAGTCAGCAGGCCATTCTCTGCGACCAGCCCGAGCTTCGCGAGCCGCGGCGACCAGGTCGGCAGTCGGCCCGCAGCCTTCATGAGCTGCACCTGCACCTGCTGGGCAGGGTCGAGGCTCTCGGCGAGTCGCACGACGGCCTCGTGCATCATTTTCTCAGGGGTTTCGGCGGGCATCAGAGGCCTGCCTGCGCTTCGAGAGCGCGCTCGGCTTCGTCTTCGTTCTGAGCGGCGAGGGTCGCGTCATACTCGGCGCCGTCGGTCCTGAGCAGATCGAGCACCTGGTCGGTCAGGTAAGTCTGCAGCCATTCGGGCAGCGGGTCGGCGAGCACGACCCAGGGCGTCGTAGCTTTCGGGCCGCCCTTCGAACCAGGCACCCAGATCTCGACCTGGCCGATCTCGACCTTCACGGTCTCGGCGACATCGTCGATCGAGACGTCGGCCTCGACCTGAAAAAGATGAGAGCCAGCCCCGATTCTGCCTTCGGGCTGGTGATCGATCAGATATTCCCGGATCACTGCCATCGCGCGCCCCCTTGCGCTCTCGCGCCGTTTTCAGCCTTAACGGCAGACCGGTCGCTGAGCTTGAGCACTTTTTTCGGCAGGCAGGAAGGCCGCGGCCCTGGTATGGTGAGAGCGCCGGATAAGCCCCCAGCCTGGGGGCGCCGTATCAGGTAACGATTCAGCGATCTACACCTGCCGAGCCGGGCGACCCTGCCAAAGGTCGCCCGGCTTTTTCCTTCAACTGTGCACGCCGCTCTCGCTGGCTTCGCTGCTCTCGTCGCCAGACTCTGCAGGCGCCTCGCTTTCTGCCTGCTTCTGAGCTGCGCGAATCTCGATCGCATGATCGCGTATCTTCTGCGCTTCATTGAGATCGCCAGCGCCAGCTCGTCGCGCCGCCTTGAATTCGAGCATCGCCGGCAGATCAGGATCGTCGAGCGGAATCTCTACGGCTCCGACACTCTTTCGCTTCGCCATGCCTTACCCCCTTATTCTTCGAACATCTCAATTTGAGCCGGCCCGTCTTCGCCCTGGCGCACGATCGACACCTGGCGCCCGACCGTGCTGCCCGGCATCGAGAGCATGCCGCTGACATCGAGCCGACTGTCGGAATTCTGACCGCCTGGATTGTAGGCGATCGCGATTTTGATCGAGCTTTTCGCCATGCCGAGAGTACGGCCGACGGCCGAATACAGCGTAGGCAGCAGCTCGTCGATCACCTCGCAGGCGTCAGCCTTCAGCTGCTCGATCTGCTCGGCCTGGCTGAGGGTTTTCTTCTGGTCTTCGTTCTCACTCGGATCTGTCGCCGCCTTCACTCCCATTCTATGCCCTCGATTTTCGCAGGCAGGCGACGCTGCACGCTGCGACGCCGCCGCCCGCTTTAGTGGTTTCGGTAATGATGCCGCCCGCTTTCTTCGTCATTTTCCTGCCGCAGCCAGAGCAGGTCGCCCAGTCGACGTCGTCAGGCTCGGGGGGCTCGTCATTCTCGGTCTTCGGCTTTCTCTTTTTGCTTCGCGCCTTTAGCCTGGGCTTCTGCCCTAGCTTGACGCGAAACGCTGAGCCCCTGACCGCGGTCTGATCTGTCATCGCCGCCGCATTTTATCAGGAGGGCAGCCGCAAAAGCAAGCGCCGGGCGGCCGCAGGCAAAAATAAACGTCGCTTTTCCGAGTACCCTTGTGGTATTCTTCCCCCGCTGAATCGAACCGAGTCGCGGCTCTGGCTTAGTTCACAATTCGAAACGAGTGCAGCGAGGCGCCAGGCGGCGTCGATCGCAGTCACTCATTCATGCGAGGGCGTTCACTATGGCAGCGAAGAAGAAGGGCACCTGGGGCGGCAGGCGAAAAGGCGCAGGCAGGCCGGTCGGCACGGGCACGGGCCCGAGTAAGAATGCGAGAATTAATCGAGTCGTGGCGATGCTCTCGAATGACGAGCTGAAGAAGCTCACGAAAAGGGCGGGCATGGCAGGCCTTCCGCTCGGCACCTATGCCTATCGGATCATCTCGCGCAGCCTGGCACGGTGACGCCCAGCAGGCTGGCTTCGGAGGGGGCGCCGCCTGCTTCTTTTTACTCAAGCTCGAGGCCGTTCTGGCCGAAGGGGAAACATGCCGTTTGATCATCCTGAGGGATTCTGCCTCATGAATTACGCAAGCGAAGGCGGTCGAGTGCGAGAGGTGCTCTGGAATTCGCGCGACGGCGTGACGCCGTTAGGCATTCGAAGCCGAAGCGGTATAGAGATGCGGCACGTCAATTATTTAGACGACCTGCGCTTACCTGGTTATCTGCCGGCAGTCGGCTCGAGGGTCTTCGTCGATGCGACGCTTGACGACTTTTTGAAGGGCACGAGAAAGCGCTTCGAGGGCTATCTCGACCGCGACGGCACGGTGACCGGCGACCTGGCCATTCGTTTTCCAGGGCAGTCAATCGACCAGATCGTCGGCGAGATCGCCGGCAGAGAGTTCGGCCAACATGAAGGCCAGCCTCACGTCGAGATCGTGACGCCGTCGATGCTCGAGGAATTCAAGAAGACGGCCGGCGAGCGGATCGCAGAGGCTACTGAGAAGGGCTGGCGCCCAGAGGTGAAAGCATGAAGTCAATGATTCACAAGTTTGAGATTTCAATTACCGATCGATCTGAGTTCAGAACTCACCATGTGCTGCGCTGGCTGAGTGTCGACGTGCAGCGCGAGCGGCCGGTGATCTGGGCGGTCGTCGATGTCGAAACGCCACTGCGTCAAGTGACTGTGCTCGTGCGCGGCACGGGTCACGCCATGACGGGCGACGAAGGTCGGCATCTCGGCACGATCCAGCTCGATGGGGGGTCGCTGATTTTTCACGTCTTCCTGCCAATCGGCACGCCCCAGGATCGGATCGGAACGTCATCATGAAGGTCGATCGAATGAGCCACTCGAAGGCGAGCACTGCAGACCTCTGCGGTCAGCTCTACGTCTTCCGGTATGTCGAGGATCACGAGCTGCCTTTCGGGGCGTCGGGTATGCGAGGCAAGGCGACGCACGCCGCCGGCGAGGCGAACTTTCGCGCGAAGCTGAAGACGGGCACGGGCCTCGAGCGCGATCACGTGCGCGAGATCGCGGCATCTCTGCTCACTCGAGAGATTCGGCTGAAGGGCGTGCGGCATGATGGCGGATATTCCGACGTGCCGCCCGAGCGTCTTCACGACGTGCTGCTCGACGAGACGGTCGCGCTCACCGGTCACTATCACGACCAGATCGCGCCGCTGGTGAATCCTGTCGCAGTCGAGCTGAAGGTCGAGATTCCGCCGGTCTCGAATCCTGAATCTGGGGGCTGGCCCTTCACCTGGGTCGGCGTCATCGACCTGATCGACGAGACCGAAGGCGGCCGGATCATTCGCGACACGAAGACGAAGAGAAAGGCGCCGTCGAAGACGACGGCCGACACTGAGAGCGGCTCGCGCGAGTCGACTCAGCTAACAGGCTATGAGCTGCTTTACCGCGCGCTGCATAACGGAGCGCCCAGTGCCGGCCAGGCCCTCGATTATATCTGGCAGACGCCGGCCAGAAAAGATATTAAAAACGTCACCTTATTGACCCAGCGAGACACTCACGATCTGCAGGTCTTCATCGCTCGAGTGCGGCAGACCCATCGAGCCCTCGAGGCCGAGATTTTCCTGCCGGCTGCGTCTGATCATTGGATCTGCAGCGCGAAATGGTGCGACTTCACCGATCTATGCCCCTATTTCAATCAGGGGAAAAAGAGGCCGACGACATGAGCGACGCGACGACGGGCGAGGCGATGGTGCGAAGCGGCGAGACACTGGTGAAGGTCACTCACGAGTCGATGCAGGCGATCAGTCGTCAGCATAAACGCGACCTGCCGCAGGTGCGCGATGCCGTCGCGACGGAGCTGGCCCTCTCGCCCGACCTGGCGAGTCGCGGCTTCTTCAATAAGCCCGCAGGCAGCTCGACGATCACTGGGCCCTCGGTGCATCTCGCGCGCCTGGTCGCTCGAAACTTCGGAAACTGCAGCGTGCGGTCGTATCTGGTCGGCGAGACCGCTGAGGGCATCTATTCGCTGGCCGGCGTCTTCATCGACCTCGAGGCGAATGTCGTCGTCGAGCGCGTGCTGCCGGTCTCGATCCTGGCCTGGCGCACGGGCAGCGGCGGCGGCGCTGGCCGATACGACGAACTGCACGGCGAGAAGCTCATGCAGGCGCTGCTCGTCGGCGCCTCGAAGGCTGAGCGAAACGTGATCTCTGCCGGCGTGCCCGACTGGCTGATGCAGCAGGCATTCGTGCGGTGCAAGCAGCTGGCGGCTGAGAATTCGCGCTCGAAGCTCGGCGAGATGATCGAGCACTGCGAGCAGA